GAGCGTAGTAGACAACCTGAATTTCAAATCCTTCACGGTCTACGATACCTTGATCATCGCTACGGAAAATCTGCGTGTCGCGCTCTCAAACATAGCGACAGAAGAGGATGGTACTGATACACTTTGAGTGCATCCTCCTTTCGGATAACAAGAACCTCACCGCTACCCTTCCTGCGGTGGGGTTCTTTGCTATCCACCTGTGGAGTAGAAGCCTTTGCCCTTAAAGGTAATGGATGGAGCATCCCACTTACGTACCATACTTATGTGGCACACAAAGCAAGATGGTTCACGTGGTTCTTCGTGGATGCTACGTTCAATAGTAAGTTCTGCCTTGCAATCAGGACAGTTGTAGTCATACATCATTGGTAAGGCGATTCCCCTCCCATAAAGTTAAGTATCTTACGTAATGCATTGCCACATCTACGATCAGCAGTAGAGATAGCACACTCTGTTGCTTCGCTTAACTGTTGCAACGTGTAGTTCTCGTGGTATCTAAGGCGTAGGATGTTCTTCTCATCCTCATCTAATAGTTCATAAGACTTCTTGATGTCAATGAGTGTGGCTAATAGGTTGCCACCTTCTGCGGGTGCTGCAGGCTTGCGTGGTGTGCCATCATTGACTAGGTTCTGCGCCTGTTCAATGGCAGTATCATTGACCACGCTTGCAATTACATACGGCAATAGTTGTGCAATGGTAGTCACATCATAGAAGGACTCATCATTGGTTTGATACCCTGATCTAGTAGCCTTCTCCTTACGGGCATAGCGTTCAATGCCACGTCGCATCTGAAATGCAATACGCTTCTGATTGATAAGACGCTTAGTCTCATCCTCTTCATTTAGCAACCCATTGAAGTAAGACACACGTGTCATCAACCAAGCGTATGCTTCTTGCGTTAGGTCAGCACGATCTACATACTTACGATAGCGACGGTGAACAATAGTCACCACACTAGGTACAAGATCGTTAAGTATTGGGTGTGGATCAGTCACGAGGCCAAGTTCCATCTAATACCATCAGTGCAATGGCACTGTAGTTAAGTAGATCAATAAAGGAATCACGCAACGACTCGTTCTCAGGTGTTGCACCGCTATCAATCAAGTGGTTGATGCGTGCAGTCTTATCGTGCATACGCACACGCAGACCATTGAGTGGTCCACCAGGGGACAGACTAATGTTAGTTGGACCGTAGTCCTTATGCTTCTTGATGAGCAGGTTACCTGCATCATCTAGCACCTTCCACACATCTGTTATGAACGTATTGGTATCGGGCGTATTGTTAGTACTTCGCTTTGCATATCCACGGAAAGGATCTGAAAGCCCAAATGCTGCAAAGTTTGTACCATCGTGGCCCAGTCTCTTTCGGTCATCGTCATACATCAAACGCCTCCAAATAATTTCAATGCCTCATCCTTACCGTATGTAAGGTAGTAATCATTGATGTCCATTGATGCTGGCAATGATACTATGCGTGAGTTCATTACCTCTTGTGACACACGGCGGGAGAACTCAGCACCTGGGTTAGTACCATCGTCTTTGATGTCGTTATCACCTACAACATAGACGGTATCGTAGCCAGTAAATAACTTAACAAAGTGTGGCTTCCAAGCCTGCACTCCTGGCACACCGACAGCAGGTATCCCAATCAAACCTGATACAACTACTGCATCTAACTCACCTTCACATACAACGATACTAGGTGAATCAATAGTTACATCAACAACATTAAACAGGTGACCCTTCTGTCCTGTAGGTGCACCGTACTTAGGCTTGCCATCATCTAGCCTACGAAACTTAACGCCAACACACATACCAAGTGCAGTCAGGTATGGGATAGATAGCCAACCAGTATGGTGTTCGTGCCCATTGATAGGGTCAGTGACCATACCTAATGAATACTGTAATGCAACCTCCTCAGATATCCCACGTCCTTCGAGATACTCCAGAGCCTTTTCGTCCAGACTTTTGCTGTAATGTGTGACCGCTTCCAGCAGTGATTTCGATTGCTCTTTTGAGTGCATCCTTAAACTCCAAATTCTCTATGATACTGACAACATTTACTGCGTTGCCACCCTTTCCACAGGTGTGACAAAAGAATAGGTTGTCATATGTATTGATGACAGCACTACGCCTTTTGTCTGGATGGATGCAGCACCTAACAGATGCTGACCTACCCTCTCTTACTTCTCCTCCGTAATGGAGAACGATTGCTCCTATGGGGATTGTGTTTGCATCAACGGGACCTTTGAATTTCCCCGTCTTACGTACCCTGGACCAGTCTTGTGTTGACATACACACCCCTTGTAGTCGCACTTGTCGTGCCAGTTAGAGGCACGCTTGTAATGGGAAAGAGTGTTCTCTTCTCCCGCTTTCATACAGTTAGAACAAATCATTTGAACTCCTTCAGTTCAGTAACTGGTACTCGCCATCCACCAATGGCTTCATCTCTGTATTGCACTGTTGCATACTCTTCAGGGTTACACCAACCATAGACTTCAACCTGTGAGTAGTAATCTTCATCAAGAATCTTTGTTCCTACTATGATCTTGCCGTTATCTTTACTCCAAAATGGAATTGAATCACGTGTGCGTACAGTACGTACCTCAAAGTTTACACCCACATCAGGCAACTTAGCCCGACGAGGATGTAGTTCATTGGGATACCACGGTACATTCCAAGCAGTATCAGTAAGAGATGCAACTGCCCACTCAGATACGTTGGCTCGCACATTGGCAAGAAGTTCGTGCTCTAAGTAGCCGTTCTTCTTACCCTCTGCATAGTTAGGGCGATCTACTGACCCATACTTAGCAAGCCAACGCTCTGTTGCGAGCATCGTACAAACTCTTACTTCATCCCTACTCAGGCGTACTATCATCTGCCTCTTCTTCAGTAGTTGAATCTTCAACCACTTCTTCTACTACTGGTACTAGTATTTCTGTTGTTGTTATTTCTCCACCTGGTACTGGCATTATTGTTTCTCCTTTAGCCATTGAGTTAAGTCTTGGATTACCCAAGCCTGATCTATTGGTGCGTTGCGACGCTTAACTACAACATAAGACAAAGGTACTTCCCCAATACCACGTGCCTTTGCGTAGTTAAGCGCCTCAACTTGCGCTTCTCTCCAGAACTCAGGCAGGGAAAGGGTCTGCCTGTTCTTGAGTTCAAGGATGTAGGTTTCTCCAGATATGATAACAACCATATCTCCCTCATCCTTTGCCCCAGCCTTAGTCAGACGCTCTGCTATTACGCTTTTGCTGCGTAACCATTTCATAACATCTGTCTCAAACTGAGAACCTTTTCTTCCATTCTTGTTAGCCATTAACGCACCGCTTATCAGCGCAAGTATGCTCTGCCTTGTGCATCTTGATCTCCTATCTGACACGATGCGAAGTTAACAAATAGTGTAGCCCATTTAGATGCATCTGCTGTGTGTGGACCAAAGCGATTCTTCACTGCAGCCACACGCAACACACCTCCACCTTGGTCTGGTTCATAACCTAATGTAAGTATCAGTGCAGGTAACTGACTGACCTTACCGTGGATAGCACGTCTAGGTGGTGGCATCATTGGTGAACCGTACTCACTTTGCTCTGATACGTGATGAAGTACTAAGACACAAGCCTCTGTCTTGCGTGCCATATCGTGCAACTCCATCATAATTGCACGTAGCCCAGCCCATTCATTGTCTGTCTCGGCTGCAACATTCATTAAGTTATCAATGATAATTAACTCAGGTGCTATTCCGTACAGTTCAACGTAGGCTTTGATTTCTAATTCAATGTCATCTAATGATGGACTTGAATCAAAGACCCACTGTATATGTGACATCTTGTTTAGATGTTCAGCGTAGTAGTCAGGTTTGTATTCCATATTGGATTCAACTGTTAACTGTGTGTGCCCTGAGATCTGCGCTGCAGATCGCATTAGCACCGTAGCAGTATCAGTATCTGCGGAAAAGAAAAGTGTTGGTACCTTTGCCTTGATTGCATAGACAAGAGAGAACATACTCTTGCCAGCATTAGGTGCAGCAGCAACCATACATACTTGCCCTCGTCTAAATTTAATGGACTCACTAGCCAACCCAGTCCATACATCAGGCAATGGCACAGCCTTGATAGTGCTGGTGCTCAGTGCCCTCTTTAGATTAAGCAACTTCCCCATCCCCTCCAAGATTTATTCTGCGTTGTCTCCTTATTGCAAGACGTTGACGTGGTGCTAGACCACCCCATATACCGAACTGTTCTTTGTGGATTCCCCACTCAGCACATTCGATCTTATGAGTACAACTCTTACAGATTGATTTCGCATACTGACTTTCACCGAAACTTACTGTTCCCTCTTTGTCAGGGAACCAGAAGTCTCCACCTATCTGTGCACATAACGGGTTCTCGTACTCACGAGGTTCCCGCATTTAATTATCTTAAGAAGATAGGGTCGCACTTATCTGCAGCACCCTTTGGTGCAGCACACATCCACGCTTTCCAAGGTCCACGCGCTGATGTTCCATTACGGAAAGCCATATTGCCGTGCTTACAGGTTGGTGCCTGTCCTTCTGAAACTACTGGAGCAGATGCTGCAACTGGTGTTGCGTTAAAAGATTCTGCAACTGATGCAACTGTTGGCGCACTACCGTGTAAGTCACTACCTGTTGTACGGATTAGTGATGCCACCATTCCAAGATCTGATAGACCTGTCTCTAAATCTTTTACATCTGTTGCATAAAGATTGATAAGCGTTCCATCATTTAACTTATAGTTGATTTGGAACTTTGTGTTTTCGTTTGCAGCCATTTACTTTCCTCCAGTTTGTTTGATTTGTAACCGCTGTGATTCACTACCAAACTTCTTAGGTACAAACCCAAGTAGTTTTTCTACCTCTTCACTGTCAATACTTTCACGACCTCTGACAGTTGTCCAACTGACTTCTACTCCACTAGGTGTAGTACCTAGCAGTCCCTCGAAAGAAGTCTTCAAAGAATCTTGGTGCTTTTCTAACTCTTTAATCTGTGCTGCTAACTGTAAGTACAACAGTGCGTTCTTGTCAATATCAGCATCATCAATGATTAGATCACTGACTGCTGTATGTTCTTTTTTTATACCAACGCATCCCATCTCACCTGATGCGTCGTAGAACTTACAATAGAACTTACAGTAACTGGCATCTCGTTCTGGGTCTGGTGCCTCTGTTGCAGTCTTGATTGCTGCTAACCAGTTCAATGCTTGTAGTGCAACTGTCTCATCATAATCTTCTGTATGTACCTTGACATCTCGCTCATCACCATCACGTGCAATAGCAACTAGTGATACACGCTTTACATCGTGACCGTTCTTGGCTAGTAGATAACCATATGTCTGCACCTGCCAGCGTTGTTGTGTTGATGGGAAGTATGAAAGGTTCTTTACCTTGCTTGTCTTCCAGTCAATAACATCACCAGTACCTGGTACGAAACAGTCAATGTGTGCTTTCATACCATTGTATTCAACTGCAGTTTCAATCATTACATCAGGGTTATCTGATAGTGCTCGCTCAATCTCTGCGTGGATAGCAGTACCCATAATTGCTGCTAACTTCATCTCGTTCTCATTGGTTTCAGGTTGATCGTTTAATCTGTACCAGACCTTACGACGACATCCACCTAATTCTGATGGACCAATCTGTACCTGTGTAGATCGTGAACGCTTAGCATCAGTTGCACGTAGTGCGGTAAGTAATAGTTCCTTTGGGTCAGTCACTTCTTGTACTTCCAATCTACCCACAAATCAAATGCTCTACCGATAACAACACCTATCATTAAACCTAATAGAAATGATGTCATTGCTTTGCCTTCTCTGCTTGATCGTGTAATAAGAAAGCAAGTCTACAGGCTTTCCACCCCTGCTCAAACCAGTAGTGTGCTGCGTATTCGCCTGTTGCAATCACACCCTTGAACTCAGCCTTTACTTCTTCGTGTGTATTAAACTCCATTGTTATATCCTTTCCTGGACTACTAACTGTAAAGGCTTACCAGTGTTAGCGTCAAGGACCGAAGCAATCTCTACGGCTTTACGGGCGTGTCGTTTTGCATATTCTAATTCCATATCAGGTTTGATAATTGAAGTAAGGTAGCCAAGAGCAAACTGACCCCCACTACCAATGCCATACGCTCCGTTATTTGCTTGGAAAAAAGAGAGATCACAAGCAACACGAAAGATGTTACCGTTAAAAGCAAAGAGATAATCAAAACCGCCATCTTTGTCCACCTTGTTGTAGTCGTAGTTGTTATCGTTGAACGCTTTAATCAAACTAGGTATTACTCTCTTACCCATAAACTGCACAGGATCTTCACCACGATAGGCAGGTGGTTTCCAGTTGTAAGAAAGTATGTCACCTGGTCGTGTGTCACCTGAGATTGCGATGAGATACTTACCAACCTCAACGATCTTGGGTGTACTGGTTGCTAACGTGACGAGATTATCTTCTGTGATCTGAGAATCTGCCACGAGTACTGCATAGTCAATACCCTCAAGCGCTGCGATTGTTGTCATACTGGAATCATACTAGAGATCGGCGTGTCGTCGCGTAGCGACACCTACTGGTTACTACAATATGAGCCGTGAGGCGAATAAAAAAGGGTGCCCCAGAGGGGCACGGTGGTGCAGTACTGACTTTGCGGTTCCGTCTACCAAGGCTGCCAAAATTTAGGGCTAAACTACCAGAAAAATTTGGTACTGACCTGCGAGGTCTGGGTCCAGTACACGTCTGTCCTTGTGGCTCACAAGTCTTTAATGTTATGGCAGTCTTTGAAGACTATGAAATAGTCTGGTACTTCCTTGATGGTACTTGCGTTAACTGTGGCAACATCGTAACTGTCCCTTGTCCAGTAGATAAAGATGAGACACAGACTCTCTGAGGTAGATGAAGTAACACGCACAGGATTGTGCACAGTTTGTGGTCCCACCAAGATAAAGATGCGGGACAAATCAAAGCCAGTATCAGGTAGATACAGGTGCAATACCATATACAAAATTAACCAGATGAAAGTTCGATCTCCTTACCACGCATACCGCAAGACCTACTGCGAGGATTGCAACTTCATCCCAGTACACATCAGTCAGTTAGATGTAGACCACATAGACGGTGACCGCTTTAACAATGACCCTATCAATCTGAGAACTCTTTGTGCTAACTGTCATAGACTTAAGACTCACCTTGCAGGAGATAGCAACTCAGGTATCAATTAGTTTTATGGCATAAAAAAAGAAGCCCCTCCGAAGAGGGGCCTCTTTCTGCCTCGCGTTAGTGGGTTACTTAGACCCACGTCCAAACTCTGTAGCATTTGGGTCTAGTGCCTTAAGCAGTGGACCTGCAACTGCAGCAAGTGCTGCTGATGCTAGTGCTTTTGGATCTGTTACGCCTGCAAGATACAAAGCGATTACTGATGCAATACCAGCACGTAGGTACGTTACTGCTATTGCTTTTAACTTGTTCTTATCCATTGTTACTCCTTTGGACTTGTTGGTTCTTTCTTTTTTGGTAGAGGCTTAACTGCTGCCTTAACCTTTGCGACAATCTTTGGTGTACCCAGCCAAGGGAACCAAGGGGAAGTGTCGTCTCCACATCCTTCTTTGATTGAGATGTGAAGATGTTTGTTGTGTTTATTTGAACCTGTGTATTCACGGTCCCCTTCTTTAGCACGATCTGCTGACCAGATCTTGCCCTGGAAAATAAGATACTTAACACGCTTGTCTGCTTTGAGTTGCTGAAATAAATTAAAGCAATCAATGCCACCCAACTTATCGTGGGTTAGGTCTACGCCAAATCCAGTATTGTGATCTGAATTAGGATTCTGATGGATGTGTGCTGCTGATGGCAGTAGGCCATCCGAGGCTTTCTTGCGTAATGGTGCTATCGCTGTGGCTTGTCGAAGGACAGCAATAGCGGCAGGAGTGGCTTTCTTTACAACAGGTTTCATTATTCTCCATCTTTCTTTTCCTTTGGTTTAGACTTCAATCCATTTCCTGCAAGTACTCCAGCAAGAGAACCAGTAAGAAACACACACAAGGTACTAACAAGATCAATAAATGCAGCATCGTTAGGTGCCTGTTCTCCCAATGGTTGTGTGATAAATAGCAATGCATAGAGCAATGCAAAGACAGAACCAGCAAATACAATGGCAAGGATGATTCCAATTGTTACGATCAGTCTTGCGTGTAACTCTTCTGGTGTTAGTTTATTTCTTTGGTTCATCAAATACTCCAGGCAAAATGTCTTTGGTACAAGTACCAGTTGGTAAACATTGAGGGGGATTGCACTCTGGTTTTTTCCAGTTTTCAAACTCTTGGCAGGGATATCTAACCCAGCCTTGGTAACCGCAACCGCTAAGAGTTACTGCGAGAAAGAAGAATGCGATAAATTTCTTCAACCTGTCGCTCCAATCTTGCTACTGAATCCTTAACACTTGAGCCACCATTAGGCTTGAGTTCATTGAGATAGTGTTTAACCATCCATCTAACTGCTGCTACGAATCCACCAATGATCGTGCATACTGCAACAGCAATCGTTGCGTAGTCTTGTGCCTGCATTAGACCGTCCTAATGGTTACTAAGAGAGTTCCACCATATCCGCTGAATCGCTTATCTGAAGGTGTTGCATTTCTAAAATCAAGTTCTTCAATAAGTCCAATGTATGACTCACCAGTTCTAAAGTCTTCAACACGGATGGTGTCACCTACATTTTCAATAGATTCCAACTGACTCATACGCTGGTAGGCAGAGCCTTCATATCCAACCTCAACGCCAAAGTGATCTGACTCGTGGTCAAAGCAAGACAGTGGATATTGGATTAAACGCTGACGTGGAATAGCAGGCAAAGCCTTGATCTGGTAACCAGTAAACAGTGGTCCCTTAGTTACATCAGTAGATGAGCGATTCAGTGTGAATTGGAAGCCAAGATATTCCTGTGATGCTTGAGGATAGTTGATGTTAACTTCTGGAACATCAGATCCCTGAGCAAAAGTACCGATTCGATAGAAGTTATCGGCATAATCAATAGAGTCAATACCTAGACCACCGTTGGTAGTATCAACACGAGCCTGCATTAACTTAAAGATCTTGAGTTCTAATGTGTTGTATCGGACGTAGCCTGTACGCAAGAATCCTTCTTCTAACAATGTAGATGCTGATTCGATGTAGATAGTTCCATCTGAACCATTGCCAGCATTACAAAATGCTAGGCGGTTAGTATCACCAAGAAAAGCACAGGCTGTTGTGTAATGACCTAATGTATCTGCTGGGTTATACAAGTCATAGGCATAAGGGAACAAAAGGTTACCTAATGGTTGACCCATATCTACACGAGTCACACCAACCTGACCATCAACGCCAGATGCTGCCCATATATATCTGTCACGGAAACCAAAGTCATAGACTGGTTGAGTTGATTCAAAGATCAAAGCACCGTAGGTAATAGAACCATCGAGAGAGTTAACATCTGCCATACGCATACCTTGGCTAGTTCCAATAGCCATATTGCCAAGATAGTAAGCAATCTTAAATACAATCTCACCTACTGGTAGTTCTGCTGCAGTGATAGCACTGGTTAGCGTAGGCATAGCACCAGCAGTAGACAAGGTAAACTTGTAGATGTTGGATTGGATACCTGAATAGCCTGAGATGTAGATAGCAGCACCACTAGATGTAATACTTGTATAAATATGGTCTGGGTCATTGTGTGAATAGACCGCTGCAGGTAATGATGTTGCACTACTAGAGAACTCATAGACCTTATCGTTGACGCACATTACGATACGCTCTTTGGTGTATTCCATAACAGCGTTAGTTACAGTGATGGAGTTTTCGCTAATCATTAGAGTAGGCGATACAGAACTATCATCCGATAGTAACTTCTTGTATACTCTTAGTCTTGGAGTTCCGCTTGCTGTTACGTTAGTAACCCAATAGGCATAGACACCATCATCGCAGAGTGCGTGTACTGGATAGTCAGTACCTGATGTATAGTCAATAAAGTGAATAACATCGGCAAAGCCTGTACCTACTGGAGATACAGCAGTAGATGCTACGTTGGTTGCTGTCTTGGCATAAGTAAAGGTAGTAGTTGTAGGTACTCCAGTAATACGGTACTCGCCATTGAAGGTCGCGTCCACACCTGAAATAGTAATCTGCATACCAGTAGATAGACCGTGTGCTGCAGTTGTAGTCAGCGTTGCTACGTTAGAAGTTAAAGCCTTGTTGTTAATAGATACTGTGATTGCTGGGAAGATCTTGTCTACATCAAACTCATCAGTAATAAGAACGCCGTTGTAAAGATTGCTATTCTTTGTCCATTGGATAGAACGCATTAGTTGCCAAGGACGACCATTAGTTCTGATGCCACCAGTAGTGATGTGCTGACCAACAGATGACTTGAGTAGCGTTGCCTGTCCCTTAGTCCAGACATCAATGCCTTTAGACTCTGTGTACTGGAAGCGAAGCGATTCATCCTGGATAGGCTCGAAGAACTTGATGCCTTGTCCATAGTGGAAAGAAGATTGGCTACGTAGCCACCAACCAGTCAGCGTCTGCTCACCAGGCTCACGGCTCTGGTCAATCTGTTGCTTACGATACTGCGCTGTTACGCGACGATATGGTGAATCGTCAGAGTTCAACAGAAAGAACGGCAAGCCAGCGATTGCTACATCGTAGGCTTCGCCAGTTGCTGAATAGTTTGTAGATCCTGCAGGGTTGGAAAGGGTATAGACCAGACCCTCGGTGATGTCATCGCCATAAGGCATTGAGATATCCTTACGCTAGTAGAAGTTTTGCTTCGTCTTCTGTAATGCCCAATTTAGTTAGTAGTGCAGCCTTAGCAGTTGCTGCTTCTGCTGCTGCAACTTCCTTCTCGTGTTTTTCTGCAGCATATGCTGCTGCATCTGCTTCACGTTGTGCTACTTCTGCGTCAGTTAGTTCTATCTCAAGAACTTCACCTGTTGAGCAGTTTACTTCGATGCGTGTTGGATTTGTCATTGTTTCTCCTTTATGAGTTCTTGATGCCGTATAGATAGAATGATGAGTATTGAATAAATGGATTACCAGTTACAGGGTCAAAGAAAGTTATACTTGTAATTGCCGCAGTACCAGACCACCTTGTTGCAGTCATCTGCATATACGCAGTTGCGCTATTTGTTTCGTTGACACTTTCAAGGCTGAGGGATTTTACATTTGATCCTGCATAATTAGGTATGTAAAATTCACCACTACCAAAAGTATTTGCAGTTGATGCGTTGCCGTTTCCTAGGCCTCCTGCTACTTGAGCAATAGTTCCTGCTGCTGAAATAGCGCCACTTCCATCTCCTCGTAAAATAACATAATTGTAATTAGTACCAGTATCGCCATTAAATCTCATACCTATGTGAGCAAAAGAATTGACATTGTCATTATTCCTTGTACTAAATTTAACAAGTAAATCAGTATAAGTAGATGGAATTGATGACAAGGTAACACTTGTAACTGGAGTTGATCCAACAGTATTAGATGCTATAAGTGTGTATGTCAGAGCCATAATTATGCCGCCTTAATTCCATAGAGAGTAAGTACTGAACCTGCCGCAAGAGAGCCAGTTGTACATACTAAATCAATTCTGTTAATTGCCGAATTATCACGCCATAAACCAACATTAAACATAGTTGCATAAGAACTATTGTTGGCTCGCATTAATGCGGTTTTATATGTGGTGGTGTTTGCGTAATTCATTACATTGATAAGTGTTGCACCGCCATTAGTGGTTACTGAAAAATAGTAATCTGTTGTCATACTATTGGCGTTGGTTTGACGAAAAGATTCTGTAGTTGCTCCATTACCTGCTACAGTTGTATAAGAGTAGTTGCTTCCAGTATCATTATTAAATCTCATACGAACTTGAGTATCGGTTGTACCTATTGACCCGTAGGCAATAACTAAATCTGTATAAGTGCTTGGAATAGAACTAAAGGTAACCGTAGTAGTTGTAGAGCCTAGAGTCTGTGATGCTATTGGATCGTATGTTGCTGGCATTTGTTACCCCTTAATTCCATAAAGCGCAAGTTGGCTATATTGATTCCAGTTACCATTGGTTGCTGTAAAAGTAATTGAAGTAATTGCATTTGTATTTTGCCATAAACCAGAGCCAAATGTTATTGCACCGTTAACACCACTAACTCCAGCACCATTAGTATCTAATCCTGCTAATAATCTTACTGTTTTACTTTTATTAGTATTTTTGTACTCTAAGAAATCTACAACTGTAGTTCCCCACCAACCATTTGAACCAACAACATCTTGACCTAAAATATAAGAAACACTTACTTCATTTCCTGCAGATGCTGTTCCTGTTCCACTTCCGTATATATTATGCCAAGCGTAGTTGTTTCCTGTGTCAGAGTTTATTCTAATCTTATACTCATCACGAGAGAAAGTTGGCCTAGCAGATTGTAAAATTCCTCTTACTTGCAGATGCGTATAGGTACTAGGAATAGAACTAAAAGTAATAGATGCTGTTCCACCTGATCCAACGCTTACACTTTGGATAGACTCATAGGAATTATTTATTGCTTTAGAACCTGAAATAGAAGACGCAAAGATTCCAAGGATTGGCATTAGGCAATATCTCCCAACACTAACCAGTTATTTGCGCTGGTTTGAACAGCAGATAATCCGCTATATTGAACACGAGTCTTAGGTGTTGCCGCAGTTGCTCCAACAGATGTCACAGTCACACCACCTGCTCCAGATATAGTTACTTGACCTGCTCCTGTTTGAGCAAGATTTACAACAGATCCTACTGGGAACGCAACAGTGGCGTTTGTAGGAATCGTTACGGCAATGGCAGATGCATTGGCTGCAGTAACAAGCGTGTTAACGCTATCGCTTAAAGCGAAAGTATATGAAGTTCCAGTCTGGGCATTAACCGCCAGTACTGGTGTTATCTCATATGCGTTAGTTTGAATTAAGTTTAGTGCCATTATGATATCTCGCTTCCGAATGCAGAAAAGGATGAAGTTCCGTTGTTTGAATATACAGTGATTACGTCTGTTGTTGCTAAGGTTATTCCAGCCTGGAGTGTATATTGTGCTCTTGCTGGCAACACTAAACCAAAAATAATATAGTGTTCATTTGCTAGAGTTGCTCCTGCTGGACGTACGGCAACTCTTACTGTATCTGCGTTTGTGCTCAAGTTTACTATATTAACAGTTGAAACAATAGTACTTGTTGATGCAGGGGCTGTGTATAACGTTGTTGCTGTTGCAGCACTTGGTGCTGACTGACCCAGTACTTTATATACCGTTGGCATTAGGATAGATCCCCAATCACTGTGAAGTTATTGCTTGACGTACATATAATGGTTGCTGCGCTGTACTGAGCACGTAGATTTGGTGCAGTAGATGTAGCACCAGTAGAGGTTAGAACGCTAGTTCCATCGTTTCTAATCTGTACTGTTCCTGCACCTATTTGCTGAATGTTAATTTGCTGACCTGCGGTAAAGACACCGTTAGGTACAGTTAATGTAATAGTTGAGGCATTGCTGAGTGTGACCAATTTGTTAAGGTCACCTGCTACTAGAGTGTAAGTAGTTCCAGTCTGTGCGTTAAAGGTTAAGTTAGTATCTGTTGGTGTTGCCCACTTGACTCCCAGTGTTGCTGCAGAATCTGCAGTCAAAACCTGTCCGTTAGTTCCAACGGCGAGATTATCCACCACACCAGATGCTGAGGCTACGAGTAGGTCAGCCTTGGCAGTTACTATTGACTCAGGTACTGCAGCATCTGCTGTAGCCACACCTGTTGTGTAAAAGGTTAGATCATCAGAGGTTAGTACGTGCTTGACGGTAGCGCCACCAGTATGTGAAATAGCAGATGTTCCAGCACGACCACGAACAATCGTGAACGTATCAGTGGATACTGCTGTAATAAATACTACTTCTTCATTTTGTGTATCAACATCGAGTGCAACTGTAAACTGGTCTACGTTTCCAGCAGCGAGAGTGACACCTCCCATTAGAGCAGAACCTGTACCAGCAGCAACTGTCATAGTAGTTGCTGTGTTAGAGATTCCCGAAGCCAGCGTCGTTTCAACGCTGATGGACGAATACTTACGAGTCATTGGCTTTCCTTACCTAGCGGGTGTAGTGAATACGGATTGGATACTTGTCTGCCAACTTCAACGCTTCTTCATTAAGACGTTGTTGATAGAGGGCAAAGATATAACGAGATGCTGCAGCGCCTGCAGATGATGGTAATTTGGAATCGTTTAGATCGGCTTCAGCACTACCGAGATTGATTCGTCCAGCGTCAAGATAAGACAGTAGTTTGTATGATGCGCCGAGGACAACGACATCCTTACAAGAATCTGGTAGACCAGACACGTCAGCAAAATCATCTGTGTTGGCATCAAGAGTGTTTGGCGTGGCTGTATACCAAACCTGAATTGTACGACCAGGTTGTACATTCTCATAGATGTTAATTGTATTGTTTGTATTGAAGGTAGCAGCATTAGCCATACCATCTAAGCGCCAACGATTTACTGGTAGCCATTCTTGGCTAGAACCTGTTGTCTGCCAAGAAATAAATAGGACACCTTCAACATCATCTGGCAATGGATATGTAACCTGAGATGCGTTAAAAGTAAATGTGTAAGAGTTAATGATCCACAACTTAGGATAGAAACTGTTGATTGTATCGTTGATAGCCTTCTTAATAGAAGTGCGTGGAAACGTTGGAGATAGAGTTACTGGGGCATACTGTGAGTGAGGAGAAGCGGTAGTTCCTTGGTATCCACGACCAAAGCCTGGTATAACGTTGAGTACGTTATTGGCTTTGTCAAAGGAATCAATCCAGATTAGTTCATCATCAATTTCGATAATACCTTTGGCTAGGTTAGAAGAAGAGCCAACGGTAATTGATGTGCTAGTGGTAGTTAAACCAGCAGGGTTAGCAACATAGGTAATACGGTCTTGACGTAAAGCGTAACCTTGTAGGTTAGCCTTTACCTCGTCCACCAGTTCGTTCAGTGTTGGCATTATTTCCTTTCATACCAGCCGTCTCCCCATAGTGTGAGAAGTCGTGAGAAGTATTGTTCATATTGTGGTGCGATAGCATCTAAGGAATACATAGATACTGCTCGCTTGTGTATTGCTACTGGGTCTAACTCTTTAACCCACTCTGTTGCTGCTGCAAACTCCATTGCACTTCTGCAACGGTAACCAGTAACACCATTAGGATTAGTTTCTGTAAAAGCTCCCCAGTCTGTGGTAATCGTTGGAGTTCCACACATCTGAGCTTCAGGTACTATATTTCCAAAAGGTTCTATATAAAGCGTTGGAGCAAATAGGGCAATAGCACCACCCATTAACTTTGCTCGTTCTTCAGGACCTACTGGTCCTACCCATTCGCCATATTCAATCTTAGGATTTCCAGGACCTGCAAGAATAAGTTTCAAACCCATTTCTTTACAGACGTGCTGAACAATAGAAATACCTTTTCTATCTATCATACGTCCAACGTATAGGTAGTAGTCTTCTTTCTTTTCTTGCAATGGAAACATCTCTGGTTCTATGTATCCTGGTATTACTGCATCGTAAAAGTTACCGTTAACCATTGTTGGATTATTAAACGCGGCATAGATTGAGTGCATCCAGGCATAGGATTCAAAGACCCTATACTTTGCAAAGGTCCCACCATAGCCGATACCAAACTCAACAGTTATATGATCTGGGAAAGCATCAGCAATAGGCTTATGTGATGCTCCACCAATAACACAGATAAAATCTTTTTCTTCTATACGCTTGCCAAGTTCTTCTATGACGTTGCCATTAAAGATCTTCCAGTGAGGCAGTTCATTATTAAACTCTGCTTCAACAAAGTGCTTACCAACTAGGGCTTCTGCCTGTTGCTCTTTAGTGATACAGGTAATTAACTCATCACAAGGCGCTTCATTTTCTTCTCCAGCATAGAGATAGACTGTATGCCCAAGGTCTTTCATCATAATACAAAAGCGTCGTACCTTTTCAGTAAAGGCACAGATAACATATTCTTTAGTTGTTTGCGTATGGGGCAGGCTAATAACGTGGAATCTCATAAGAGAATCCTACATCCCGCCTAACATTAAGATATCAGGCAACGCTGTTGCATTAGTTCCTGATGCACCAGTTGGTCCTGTAGCACCAGTAAGACCTGTTGGTCCAGTAGCGCCTGTTGCACCAGCAGGACCAGTAGGTCCTGTTGCTCCAGTTAACCCTGTAGGACCAGTAGGTCCTGTTACACCAGTCGGTCCTGTGTCTCCTGTTGGGCCTGTGGCTCCAGTCGGTCCAGTAGGACCAGTAGCCCCAGCAGAACCAGTGGCACCAGCGGGTCCTGTTGGACCAGTATCTCCTGGAATACCTTGAGGACCTGTTGCTCCAGTGGGTCCTGTAGCCCCTGCAGGGCCTGTAGGACCCGTTACACCCGTAGGTCCGACGTCTCCAGTTGCACCCTGTGGGCCTGTGGCTCCTACTGGGCCTGTAGCACCTGTTGGTCCTGTGGCTCCTGTTACTCCTGTGGGGCCTGTGTCACCCGTGGCACCTTGTGGGCCAGTCGCTCCCGTAGGTCCTGACGGACCTGTTGCTCCAGTTGCTCCAGTTGCTCCAACTGGTCCCGTAGGTCCAGTATCTCCCGTTGCTCCTGTAACACCTGTAGGTCCCGTTGCGCCTGTAATTCCCGTTGGACCCGTTGCGCCTGTAGGCCCTGTGGATCCCGTACTTCCAGTAGGACCCGTGGCACCCGTTGGGCCAGTCGGTCCAGTATCACCTGTCGCACCTGTTGCTCCTGTCGTACCTGTCGCACCTGTTGCGCCAGTAGGTCCCGTTGGACCTGTAGCACCAATAGGGCCGACAGGCCCCGCTGGACCTGTTGGTCCTGTTGCGCCTACGCCACCCTGTGGACCTTGATCCTGGGAAAGTTCTACACCAACTTGCGGTGTGATGTTTTCTATAACAATAATTGTGGTCAAGTTGTCACTGCTCCTGTCACAATAAATTTACCTTCGAGAATACGTGTAACAGTTGTGCCTGAATCTAGTACTAGATCGTAAGAGTAACGACCTGCTGTAATATCTGCAGTAGTTGCAGCACTGAGTGTGACGTTAATACGTCCTGTCAATGCAGTAAGAACCATCGCACCATTGGCTGTGCTTGCTACTACAGTTGTAGTATTAGCACCAACGAATGGGCGTACAGTCATAACTCCTGTGTAGCCAGTTAGATCCCAAGGAGTTGAATCGTTTTTGATCTGAAACTGGAAATTAAATGTGGTTGCTTGGTCACAGACCAAGTTATATTTAGCGCTCAAGATGACACTGCCCTGAGTGCTTGCGCTGCAGGTAGTTGAAAAGTACCAGCGATGAGATTACATACGCCGTTGTAATCAAGACGATTAGAACTAGACGTACCCGCAATCGCATTTAATACTCCCACTGTGTCTGTGTAATTTGTTGTTACCGAACGTTGTGCTGCCCATTGGCGAGCAGCAAGGGCTTCATCAACCATCGCGCCTGGTGCTCTATAGGTGCCACCATTAGCCAAACGATTAAGTTCATCTAATAACGTTGTGCCGTATTGTCCTAGTGCCACCTATATCTCCTACTTCTTCTTAGTTCTCTTGACTGCAGCGTTATCTACTAGATTAGGATATGGTCTTCCCGCTGCTTTGGCTCTTGCCTTTGCTTGTTTCTTTTGCTCTGGCGTTAATGCTTTTGATGTTTTATTAGGATTTGGTTTATCCCAGAATGCTGTTTTCTTTTTCATTTGCAACTACAATCCCAAGCACGAAGTGACTTGTTAATTCTTGAGTTCGGATCTCTAGCAGTCTTACTAGAAGTATTCTTTGCTTTCATCCCACACATACGACCACAGAAAGACTTGCGTCGTCCTGCAGACTTAGGAGACTTAGCAGCCTCAGCCTTTTTGACTGGAGGCTTGAGGTTCATCCCCTGCGCTTTGGCAGAGGCACGACCCTTTGCGTTAAGGCCACCCTTTGGGTTCTTGCCCTCTGCTCTTTGCCACGCTGGAGACTTTGCCATTACTTCTTCTTGCCCATTTTCTTATTAGACATCTTTGCTTGAGATAGTGCAATAGCAATTGCTTGCTTCTTGCCCTTAACAATTGGACCTCTACTAGATCCAGAGTTCAAAGTTCCTGCCTTAAATTCTTTCATCACCTTGGCGACTTTGGCTTTCTGTGCTGCCTTCTTCATTACTTAGCAGCCTTGCCTGGAGCACCTGTCTGGATTGATTCATAAGATGAATACTTTGCTGCACCTGGGTATTGCTTGTCCATTGATGGATAAGGCATTAGATCTTCTTCCATACCCATATCATCCATCTTGCCGTTTTCTGAGTTGTACATTATTACTTCTCCATCTTCTTAGCAATTTTCTTAACAGTCTTCTTTACCATTTTCTTAGCAACTTTTTTTGCTTCCATCTTTGCATCCATCTTACCTTTTGCTGTGTATGGAAACTTCTTTCCGTTTACGTTTGGCATTGTTTCTCCTTAGTTTTTGAATGTCATTGAAATACCATCGAAGGCTTTACCAGCCTCGTTGGAAAGTTGTACTGCTGCATCTATATCTTTACTCTTTGTTGAACGTGGTTCTATACCCTGTCGTGTTGCATCGTAATAGGATTGTAATTCCCTATCGTGTTGCTTAGCAGTAGGTATACCTCTGTGGTTTGCCACACCTACGCTCAACTCTAGTTCGCCTACCTTGCAGCCAAAGCATCCTTCAACATATTCAAGGTGCGTAGTTCTTCTATGTAAACTCATACTATTGGTGTCACATATTCGCCATAGCCAGCATCAATAAGAACCTGTGCTTGGTAATCACTGAGTACATACTCGTGACCACCAAGGAAGTAATAACTAGCCGCTGCTAGTTCGTCTTGGCTAGGTGTTAAAGTAATAGTTACCTGAGTTCCATTAACAATCAATGTTTGACCGCGAGCAACATCAGTAAGACTAATTGCAATAGGTCCGTTAATAGTTCCATCATTAAAGCGACGACCTGCAAGGCGTGAGTATGGAGTGAACGTGTTGTAGTCCGTTCCCCAAGTTTGCCACTCGTAAGGAGTTACTAATGTGTATGGCATATCTAACCTTTCCTAAGTGACAGAGGGAGAGTTTCCCCTCCCCCTGTCGTTGCACTAGCGGAATTATCCGTTTGTTGCTGCAGACTCAATGCGGAAGAGTGCTGCTTCACGTAGGCGTGCAAAGCCTCCGAAGTAGTACCAACCGATTGTGCGGAAACGACGTAGCGCATCAATCTCTGGACCGATAACGGTTGAGATATCTGCTGCTTGTGCTTCAGCCAATGCTTCACGACCTGCGATAATCGCACGGTAGTTGTTGGTAAATGTAACAGTACCTGTTGCTGCTACTGATGTTACGTTAGTAGCAGTCTTGGCATAAGAGAATGTAGTTGTTGAACCTACAACGGTAATTGTGTAAGTACCATTGAATGTTGCATCTACACCAGAAACAGTTACAACCTGTCCAACGCCTAGGCCGTGAGCCACAGCAGTTGTTAGAGTTGCAACGTTAGATGTTAACTCCTTGTTAGTTACGGAAACTGTAGGTGTAATACCTGTAGCAAGACTTAGACCGTTTAGGACACGTGGTGTCTCAACGATGAAAGCGCCTTCGATAACGCCTACTGCACCAGCAACGAACGGTGTACGCTCAACGTACTTTGTTAGTTCCTGGAATCCACCTGTACCAGTTTCAGCGCGAAGATCGGCTGACTGACGTGGGTGTAGGTATGCAGCATATAGTTCGCCCATACGAGGCAATGCCTTGTTTGTGCGTAGTGATACAACAGCGTTGCGGATGTCTGCAACTGTCATTGTGTCTACTGGTAGAACTCCTGCTGATGAAGTTGGAGTAGTTCCTGTTGGACCGTTTGAGTAGATCACGTTAGTTCCTGCTGAGAGGACCTGACCTACAACGTTGTCAATAGAATCTGCTGCGTTGTAAGCGATGATGTCAGCAAGTGCTGAGTCAACATCGTTAAATGAAGTTAGGTTTAACTTCTTTGTTGTTGTAACTGCTGAACCGTATTCGTTCAGTGTTACTGTAACCTGTGATGGGTTACCTAATGCAATGCTTGATACATCTGATGTTTCTGTCAATGTAGAAGTAGCCTGAGCCAAATCTGAATAGATTGAGAAAACAACTGATGATCCTGGCATTGCCTGTTGCACTGGCTTAACATCTGCAAGTGAACGCATAACAGGAATGGAACGTAGTGCCATTCTTACATACTGATCGTATGCTGCTTGTACGAGGTTGCTGATGCTAGACGTGGTGGTAGGGGTACCTTGTGGGGTTGCCATTTCTGGTCTAGCCTTTCGTTAGGATCGGATTAGAGTCCAGACAATCTAATGACTTCATCCAGTTCTTCTCTGCTATTTGCATTCATAAGTTTCTGCATAATGTTGTCGTTGTGTTCAGGAGAGACTCCTGTTTCGACAGTATTAGTCATACGCTTATATGCAGCAGCATCGGCTGGATTAACATTAGGTGTTGCCTGGGTTTGGTTAGTTTCAATTCCGAACACATCGGAGTAATCTTCTAACCATTTAGATACAGACTCTTCAGTTGGGTCTATATCCTGTGGGATAAATGCAGCAATTTTGCTGTTTACCCCGCGACTTGCGAGGGCATCTTTGATTGCTCGGTCACGTTGCGCTTTGTTAAGACTTTCAAACTGTGCCTTTAGTTCGGACAGTTCCTTGTCTTTTTGCTTAGTAGCCTTACGCAGTTGTTTTACAAGGTCATTGCCTGATGAGTCCGTATCGAAGTCATCATCCTCGTAGTCATAGTTGGACATAGGTCCTTCTCCCATTCTTGTTAGATTGACGCAAGCCTCACATTCACCTTGGGGAAAGTGGTGTGGCTCTTGCTACTGGTTTTAATCTCACTCCAATGGACCAGTCGTCCCATTGGCAGGCTTGTTATTTAGAAGGCACCAGCACGATCACGTGCTATCGCTCCTGCTCCAGCACTACCGCTAAATGCGGCAGTCTCTAGTTGTGTCAGTTTCCTACGCTGCCTTGCAGCATCCACTGATCCAGCAAGTCCAAAGACTTCTTGCTCTGCAGTTGTCTGTGTGTATGGTGATTCACCGTAGATTTCTGCTAGTACTCCACCACGTGGTGCAACTTCTGCAACTGTCTGGAAACCCTTTTGTGCCATTTCCTTATTGACACCAGCAGCAGCAAGTTCCTCTGCACGAGTCATACCAGTTCTAAGTCCCGATTGAATTGCAGCGCCACCGATTTCAGCAGCAGTTACCTTACGCTTGATCTGTTCAATAGCGTTGGCTGGATCTAATACATAAGCCAAGATATCTCCATTAGAGATACCAGGATAAAATTCTTTAAGTGCCTTAGCAACTTCTGGGTTAGAGTTAACAACACGATTTTGTGCTGTTTGAATGCGGTCTTCTAGTTCTACTGCAGATACATCTCCTGCTAGGAACTTCTCAAATCCACTTTGTACACCAAGGTCACCCTTTGCATAATAGGACTCAGGCATACCGTAACGACGCATTACATCCTGATACTGGTCTTCAGTACCGATGTACTCAGCCTCAGATAGTGCACGTAAACCTTTAGCCACACGCTGTGCGTTAGCAGCAAAGCGCTTCTTATAGGCATCTGTCTCACGTAGGCGAATAGTAAATTCTGCTGGAGATAAACCTTCTTCAATAAACTTCTTAAGTGGTTCTACTAGAACACCTAATCCATAGCGATCAAACTCTGAGAACAATAGCGAGTACGCAGACTGCCCCTCACGCTTTTTCTCTTCAAGTGCAAGTGCTGCTTCTTGTTGTGCTAGTAATGCACGTCGCGCTTCTTCTGTAGCCGCATCAGAAAGTTTTGTTCCTTGAGAAAGTAATTCTCTAGTACCATCACTATAGATTGCATAAATATCACCAGTTGCTGGATCTTCATAAGTATTTACAACAGTTCTACCTACAGGTCCTGTTGGTCCTGTCGGACCTGTTGCTCCTCCTGTTGGTCCTGTAGATCTACCTGTAGGACCTCCTGTTGGTCCTGTAGATCTACCTGTGGGTCCTGTTGATCCTGTTGGACCTTTCTTTACTGTTTGTCCTGCTGGTGTTGTAGGTAAACCAAGTGTCTTCTTTTCAGCAGCGGTTAATGTTTGACCTGATGTCAGTTTAGTAACAGCAGTACGTGCTGCTGATGCTGCTGCTGCTGATGATGCTGCACGTGATTCTGCTGCCTTGTCTTGTTTAGCAGCGGCTAAACGTGCAGTATTTGCTGCGTCTCTTGCTGACATTGCTTACCCCTGGAATCCAAAGTCACGAAGAACACCTAGTACTGCAGTAGATGCTTCTTCTCTTGCGTTGTTTGTATACTGCCAGCGTGGATCCTTGCGGAGTGTGCGCTGGAAATCATATATAGACATTTCTTTTTCTGGGCCAATAGCCATACGTAATGTCTTATCATCAAGACTAATAGAGTCAGGTGCTATCTCAAGGACAGATGCCATAACATTTCTGTATGGAGCATAGATATCTTTAATGTCCAAGCCTTGGTCTAGTAGGCTTGCTACCTTATCTGGTAGACCTAACTTAGCAGCACCACGAATTGTATTCTTGAATGTCTCAATAGACTCACCCTTGGCAAGACGCTGTAGCCAGTCATTGATATTAGAACCAAACTGTGTATCTAAGTTAAATCCATTAGCACGTGCTGTTGCACGAAGAGTAGTTAGATCTGCACCTATTGCACCACCTAGTTGAGTACCAGGCTTATAGGAAATAAGGGCAGACAATTCACGATTGATAATGTTTGGATCTTTGTCATTGGCTGAGTCATACATACGCTTGACAAAAGCATCAAGACGCTCTGGAGACATAGTTCCAGTAAGACCTGATGCTACTGATTCAATGTAAGCCTTAGCAGATGCAAGACCACGAGCATATGTAGATGTGGTATTTAACTGACCAATCTTAGAAAGAATTACATCTTTCTTCTCTTGCGTATCAGCAAGTTCTAACTGCTGGTTATACTTGTCAAGAGTCTCTGTGTATTGTCTGCGTTCTGCATCACGCTTTGCGTATGTACTTGCATTGCGGATAGCCCAGTCAGATGCACCAAGACGACGAGCAAACTCGTCAGCATTCATATCATCTTTAGCAGTTGCTGGATCTCCAACAGCGTCAATAAGAAGTTGCTTAAGTTCTGGGTCGTACAAGAAAATAGAATCTACGTTGCCATACTTAGACCTGGCAAGTGTATAGATAGCATTGATATCTTCAACACCAGTAGCAGTTTCAGTACCAGTAGTACCTTCAGGAGTAACTGGTGGAGTCTTAGCCTTTGGTGGAGTTTTCTTCTTTACAGGAGGTTTTAACTTTTCATCAACTGTTGGAGTAACTGCATCCTTTTTTACTACGCCTGCTTTAGGTTCAGCAGCCTGTGCAACAGTACCACCAGTTGACATTTGGATATTACCAAGTGGACCTGGCTCTGCTTTCTTTGCAGGAGTTACCCTAATTTCAGGAAATGCCTGTTCAACCTTTGGCGCAATAGAATTAAACTTACCTGTTAAGGTGTCTCTCTTTGCCTTGAGAGCAGTTGTACTCTCTCCACGAGCCTCAGCCTTAGTGATCTGTGCTTGGACTTCTTTAATGTCATCGTTAAGATTGGTGTAATCTTTTGCTGTCTTCTCTAACTTCTTTAGTTCAGTAAGTTCAGTAAAATCAGATTTGATTTCAGCATCAAGTCTATTGATTTCTTCGTTGATCTTCTTGACTTCAGCATCAGTTGCAAAAGGTCTACGCTTTTCTTCTTTGAGTTCTCTGAGTCGCCTTACTTTAGTACTGTACTGGGAACTAATTCTGTTTAACTTAGCACGGACTTGTTCAGACATTAGCCCCTCCCAATAAACTTGTTGAATACTTCATAGAATCCCATAATGCTACTTGCTTTAGCAGGGTCACCTTTAGATACCTCTTCGATAAGGTATGCCTCTGGATCAAACGCTGCCTCAGTTACGATCTGGCGTTGTACCCCACCACCCATATCCTTGTACTCTGTTTGAGCAAGGTTCTTTGGATTAGCCAATTGCTTTTGAATGTTCTTTGTATACTTATCAATCTGTGCCTTAGATGCACCAGCACCTGTTAGGTCACGGAATACCTTGTCAATACTTGCTTCGATAGTATCAGGGCTATACTTACGCTGTTGCTGGATTACATTAAATCCACCATCGCCACTTCCATCACCTGTTATTTGGTTAGATAGGAATGTATCAAGGTTATCCACAGGTGTAGTACGTTGTGCTTCACCAGGAAGACCTGTAAATTTTTGACGTGTATAAGCATTAAGATCTGAGTAAGCATCAAAGTATGCTTCCTGTAATCTCATAGTTGGCTTACCAGTAACATCACCCTTGTAGTAGCCAGCAGCCTTTAACTTCTGTGACAAAGCCTTGCGGTAGTCAGCAGTAAATCCTTCAAAGTCCTGGAGCAGTTTGTTTTGGTCTGCAACTAATGGCTCAGATACAATAGTTTCTACAAGGGTAGAACCTTGATATCTTCTAGTCTTTGATGTTGTGCCACCTGTGATAATGACGGTTGCTGGTACCTTCTTTGGGTCAAAAGGTATAAACGTCTCTGCCATTAGTCACCAATCAATCTGCTAAATAGAACGCTGTATGTAGATGTTGCACTAGGATCTCCTGCTGCAATCTCCTGCAAGCGTAGTCGTAACGATTCTTTGTAGGATTTACGGATTCTAATATCGCGGTCTGAACTTGAGTTGTACTGAGTAGTAGTGATGATCTCATAGTCATCGTACTCACGTACCATCTCACGCAAACGGCTGATAGTAGGACCAGTAAGGTTTGGTTCTTTAATCATCTCACGTAAATCAGCAAATGCTGCGTCACGCTTAATAGTGTTTTCTGCTGCACTAGCAAACTCCATACGAAGTAATGGACGTGCTGCTAGAAATTCCTTTGACCACATCTGCCAGTTGTCATTAACGATAGTACGTTCACGATCTGTAAAGGCACCTGTTAGTGCCTCATCGCGGATAGCCTTTTGTGAGTAATAGAGTTGCTCATCCTTGGCTACTGATACTTCCTTAAGGTAATCACCGATTAACTTCTTCTGGCGATAGCCTTCATTCATCAATGTCTGGTATGCATCGTAGGTAAACTCACCAGTATTTGGAATCAAGAATGCTGAACCCTGTGGGTACTTCTTAACCAAAGAACGGTTATCTTCTACCCACTTTGATGCTGCATTACTGGACTGGAAGTATGGCAATACCTGTGGATCTGACTCATTAACAGTAAATGGAACTTGATTAGGGAAGTATTTCACCCAATCTGCCATAGCCTCACCGTATGGATCCTCAGATCCCTGCTCAGCGTACTTGTTAATCAGTTTGTTCCAGGTCTGCTTGAAGTTAACAGTTCCATTATCTCTTGCCCACTCAGCCATATCTGATTTTAGAGATACAGTTGGGCTTGCTGGAGCAAAGAATCCTGCAACGAAACGAATACCAAGAATACTCTGGACAGTTGTTTCTAATGACTCTTGATACTTCTTCATCTCACCTGGAGATGCATCTGCACCTGGTGTTGCACCTGCTGCTTCTAGGTATGTAACAGCCTTACGGAATGCTGATGCATACTGAGACTCACGCTCATCTTTATTCATAGCAGCAAGGAATCTATTTACGTGTGCTGGTAGCAATGCGTTAACAAACGGCTGATCTTGTCCAATAGGACCTAGAGTTGCACGTTCTACTGTACCTAGTTCTTTACCGATACGAGCAACGATTGCATTCTCTGACCTAGCAAGGCTTGGTACTAGAGAATAGATCGTATTAAGTGGTAATGCTGCTAGTGGACCAGAGAATGTCGGCATCCAAGACTCAGGATCAAAGGATGGTGTAAGCATCTTTAACTTTGCACTAAACTCTAGTGGCATTGGTGCTACGAACTTATCTCCAAGACCGAATACATCTAGTGCTTTCTTCATTGCACCATACACTGGAGCCAATCCAGGGTAAACGAAGTATGCTTCTCCCTGGTCATCCTTCTGTACAAAGCCAGAATGGCTTACGCCTTCATAAGTTAGCGCTGCTTTTTGTATAGCCTCTGGGTTATACTTAGCAGTACGGTACAAACGACGATAGAAGTCTTCAGTTGCACGGTAGAAACGAGCAAAGTTACGTGCAGACCACGCTAACTGTGTACGAAGTGCAGGGTTATCCACAAATGCAAGTGTAGATTCCAGTGCAAGTTCTTCAGATATGCGTACAACTTGTGCTTTTGCTGCATCTGTTGCTGCTTGTAGCGCTTCAGGGTCTTTAATTCCCTTAGTGTACTGGTTAATTAGGTCTTCTGCATAGCCACCTGGTGCATTTAAGTCATCATAGTAGCGAACTGCTGCGTTAACGACCAATGGTTCACGTGAGAAACGTGCGTTTGACTCACCTAACCAGGTCCATCCACGCTTAGATAGGTCAGTAAGGATGTTCTTGCTTTCCATTACTGGCATAAATGTAGGTCCTGCTACAGATGCAGGTAGATCTTCAATGTTTGTTGGTAGATCTTCTAGGTTAAAGTCCTCTAAATCAATAAAGGCGTTACCTTTTTCATCTACCTTACGGATTTTACCTAGCAAATCCATATTAACAGACTTGCCATCTTGACGACTAAACAAGTTTTTAAGGTCATCATAGACTGCTGCTGCGTGCTGCTCAGGTGTATAACCTGGCTTTGTGTAGCGCATAAATGTTGTTAAGTCATCGCCAAATGATTTGATGTGTGGTGCCAACTGAGCAATAAAATTTTCTTGTGTTATGTTGCCATCAAATAACTGGATAGCACGTTCACCGATATCATCGGTTGAACGGATAATAATGTTCCAGCCCCAAGCAAGTTTACCTTGGTCATCAATTAAAGACTTCTGACCAAAATCACTGCCACTTATTGGGCGCATTGGTGTGCCATTAAATGTAAGTGCAACGGTCTTTCCATTACGGTCTGCAGTTGCTACAGCACGTGATGATGCGTTTAACCCACTAATTGCATTAGATGCACCTTCTCCTGCTCCACGCAGTAGTGCTTCTAAATTGCCGTACTTAACAAAATCCTTAATGTGTCCTGGCAGTTTGTCAACAATATCTGCGTTAGCAACATCATCAATCTTAGAACCCAGTAGTGCCTCTGCCATAATAATACGGCGTTGCTCTAATCTTTGACGTGGTGTTAATCCACGATAGGCAGCAACTTCTTCTTTAGAAAGAATGCCACGCTTAACAAGATCATTAGTAGCACCTACTTCGCCATTGACTGCAGCAAGGCGAGTATTAAAATACTCACGATCCTTGCGCTTAGCAACACGGTTAATCATACCTAGGTCTTGTCCAGAGCCTAGGCGAATCTTAGTTGCTGTGCGACGAGAACGAGCAGTTCTAAGAAGAGATTGACCATTAAGAATACCCATTGTGTAATCTTCAATAGCATTACGTACTGGGAAACGAGGACCTGCGATAGTTCCAAATGTCCAAGCATCTACTGTGCGCTCTGCACCTTCTTTGTACTGCATACCCAATACACGGCTTAGGAAGGACTCACGTCCTGCAAAGCGCTGCATATCACGTAGACCGATAACACGAGACACATTAGATGTCTGTGCAAAGTAAAGTGCACTGTCAATACCGTCAACCTCTGATGGGATAGATCCATCTGCAGAACGTGCTGAGTATGTAGCGCCAGAGAATACGTCATCTCGAATAGCGTTGAGTAACTTACGTCCACCCTCAGTTTTGTCTAGTCCGATAAGGTTTCCAACTGTTGATTGGATACCCTTCATCATTGCTTTGCGTTGACCTAGATCTGCTGATGAATAGATCTCAGTAAATGCTTTAGCGTGGTATGAACCTAACGCCATACGTGAGTAATTGAAAAAATCTTTTGCTGCTGTCTTTGATGTATGGTCAAAGGCTTCATCATCTACTAGAGATGCAATAGGTGTGAACTTTGCCTTGATGCGATCAATACGATTAGCAAAGTACTCTGGAGTAAATCGCTTAATGTTCTGACGGCCTTCAATAATCTTGCCTGCAAACTCTGCACCTGCTTGTACTGGAGATAGTGTCTCACTACCTACAACAGCCTGAAGTAATGCTGTGTCATCTGTTAGTTCCATTGTTTCGATAAGAGCGCGAGAGTCTTTATCTAAATCAAATACACGTCGTCCTGTAGTTAGTGCAAGTACTCGTGCCTTACGTGCAGGAGACATACGTGGTGCTAACTTAATACGTGCGCCAGCCTGACCGTAGAGCATAGGCTCAACCTTTGAGGCATCTGATAGATAAGCCTTAGCGGTATCTAGGTCCCACTTACCACCAAATTCTTTCTCGCCAAAAGACTTGAAAGAAACAATGAAGTCATCTTGTAGTTCTGGTGCAAGGTCATTTAACGCAGTACGTGCTGCAACGATATCCTCAGTCTTACCTGAGTTCTTTGCAGCGACATACTTCGTAAAACGATCTGTGTAATCTGTCCATAAGTTCTGTACATTCTTTGTACCAAAAATATCTGTAGTATCAAAATACTTAGATACCTTCTCAGCACTGCCAAGTTTTGCAGTTGCTGCATACTTGCCAGTAACCTTAAGAGCCTGTGATCCACCAAGGTAAACCTTGCGTGCCTTGCCTAGAGCAAGTGTTGGATCCATAAATAAACGGTAGGTTGCATCTACTGAGCCTGAGATCCAAGAATATAGTAGACCTTGACCTTCTAAGTCTTTAGTTAAAAATAGGTTTGCAATCTGACGACCTGGAGAATACTTAGCAGCGTTTACTTCTGCTACAGCATCACGAAGTAGCGGATCCATAATGTCGCCTGTTTCGCTCTGCTGTGCTTCTGCTGCAATGCGCTTTTCTTCTTCGTTCTGTGCTTCTGCAAAGATAATCTCTGGAGCAACACCTGCAGCAATACGTTTTGCTACGTTTACACGTGCTGTTCCATAGCGAGATACTGCAGTGTTAATACGATCTTGGATAAATACGTTCTCACCATCACGACCTGCTTTACCCCAGGCATCACCGAAGTTAATGTTCTCATTAGCAGCGATAGCACCAGTACGGTAGACGCGAGTCATAGTATCTGATGCGTAATCGAGTGCATCAAACAAAGTCTTTGCTGCTACCTTAAAAGGAGTGAATGCATAGTGAGCACCTGTTTCCAACCAAGAACGGTTAGGCTCATCTGAGTCTGGTTTGTTAGTACCAGTCAGTGCTACTAGCGACTGCTTCTTGTTGTTAGGTAACTTGTTAAACTCATCGTAGGCATACTGCTTAGGCAAATCCGATAAACGCTGGTGTGTAGATAGCGCTGAAGCAAGACCATCAATTTGACGAGTCTGCGACGGATTAAGACCTGCACGAAATGCTGCTTGTGCAAGGTTAGAGTTCTTTGGCGTTTCTGCCATTATAGACCTCTGGCTACGGCTTGCTGATAAAGGATTGCGATTTCACCGTCTGTATCGTATGGAAGCATTTGAGATAAAATGTCAGATAGTTTTTCTGACTGTCCTGCATAACCCATTACCTCTGGTCCTGGACCTGGGCCTACTGCAACACCTGAAGTAATTGGTTCATCAGGGCGTTGTGTTGGTGCAAACAATTCTGTAATAGGTGGTTGTGGTGCAGCCTGTGCTGCAGCCTGAATTTCACCTGTAGGTAATCCGCGAACATCTGCTGTTCTAGCGGTAGATGCTCCTGCTATTTGTTCTTGCATAGCCTTACGGTCACCGTAGTTTTGTGATGCTGGTAAATCTGTACGAACAGAGAATTTGCCAGGACCTGATACGCCCCTGATTGGGTTATCTACCATCGGTTTCCTCCTGTATCGTTTCTAAATCATTTGTAAATTGCTCCCAAGCCTTATTGACTTTAGAGTTTCTATTAGCGTTGTAGATTGCTATTTCCATAATCTCTTCTGTAAATGTAGACACAGATGATGCAATGTTATGTGCAAGTCCTGAAAGGGTTACTAAGAAATCAGCGAAGTGTACTGGACGCGGAACATCGTTATTATTATCCACGCCCAGTACCTTTCATTAGAATTATATTATCCCTTTTTTACCGCGTTGCCGCGACGACCTGCTGGCATCATTGATGGTACTACCTTGCCACCTGCTGGCTTAGAAGTATCCTTCTTGCCTTCAACTGGCTTTGACATTGGTGCTGCTGCACGTGATCCTTTGTTCATATTTACACCCCCTCTTTATGCTGCCCCGCCAATGGCGGCTAGTAGGTTTGCTATATCTGGACGTTGAGCAGCAGCGGGTGCGCCTCCTGGTTGTTCTGGAGTTGGCTGCGAGGCAGGGGCAGGGAGTGCTCCCGCTGCTGGAACTTGAGGTGCACCTGGTATTAGTTCTGGTGCTACTGGCATCTCTGGCGCAGGTTCTGGCGCAAATGCTTTACCAATAATAGTTTCTAGTTGAAGTCCCTTTTGGCGACCCTGAATAACTTCTGCAATACGGGTGATGATCTGCGAAGGATCCTGACCTTGCGCTGCAAGGGCTGGAATGGCTTGAGCATACTGAGCAACAGCCACCCGCAAAGAATCGCGCATTTCTTCGATATCAACACGTTGTTCCTCCTGCGTTACGTTTAACTCCATTGGAATCTCACGACGTACATAATCACGAGATACAAGTTTGTCTGAGCGCATTTGTAGTAAAGCAATGATGGCACGGTTAGGATCCATACCAGACATAATGCCGTAGCGAACATCTACGCCGTAGTTACCATCAATTTGCTTTGATGGGATGTACTTCATATTGAATGGAGTACCGTCGTCTACGCCCTTGATTTCCTTTTGCATAGAACCAAAGATCTTCTCATCTACTTCAAAGCAAAGAGAAGCAAGGTCTGTAAACATACGAGCAAACTGTGCTTGTGCTGACTTGATCTGTGTATCAAAGCCTGCTTGTAGCGCTTGTACACCACGACCTGTAACGATAGATGCATCAATGTTACCTGAGCGAACCTCTGGGTAACGAGAACCTAAACGTAGTTCACGCTCTAGTACACCTGACTCTGTGAAGACTCCAGGTGGTAGTTCCAAAGGAACACGGCGAATACCTTGTGGATTAGCAGAACGCATAATCGCATCTGGTCCAAGTGCAAGTTCTTGCACATCCTGTGGAATAGCAATAGGTGCTTGGATAGATTTCTCTGCTGCTTGGATCTGCAATACTGCAAAGCGAGCACGAGCAAGTTGTACTGATAGAACATCATCAAACTGTCCACGTGCTTCACCATCAATGGATGAGCGCATAGCAACATATGCCATACACTTGCCAATAGGGTTCGGGATGTTTGAGAGTACTAGGTTCTTACGCTCTGGGATAAAGATTAGATCTTGGTCTTTGTCGTGGTAGCGAACTAATGACACATAAGGTGAGCCAGGAGAATAAACATTCTTTGGCATAATCTGGTCATAGAACTCTGGGTACTGCATTGCAAGTGTCTCAGCATCAGATGCCATTACCTGTGTAAGCGATACGGTACGACCAAAGCGATCAATCTCAGGATAAGTACCAAAAGGATTAAGTAAACGGATACGAGGGTTGTTTGTCTCGTAGTCCATCTCCACAATACCTGGCAACATACCGTAGGTATTAAACCAGTCTGCACCAGTATACATTTGAATTTGTAGTTCAGATGCACTGATGTAATGATTAACAATACGAGTACGAGTATCTGCTGCCTTGCGTGCTGAGTCTGAAACCATATTGGTTGCAGCGCAGTTAAACGATGGTAGCGGTGCCATTGCTTCTGCAAGGTCACGTGCTGCTACGTCAATAAAGTTAGCAACTAGAGGCTTTGGGTATTCCTCTGAAAACATTGCAGGGTAAACCTTGCTAATGTCTCCCTGACGTACAGAGAGCACATCACGCATTCTCTGGTCACGTGCAGCGTAGCGCGTTTGTAGGCGATTAACCTTGGCTACTACCTCTTTAGTTGATAACAATTTTTTGTCCTTACTT